GAACAAGTATCTGCTTCTAACTCAGATTCGTCTAAGTCAAACCCACAATTAGCGCATAAAATCTCAATTTCATGTTTTGGGTCTATACCACTTTCTAAAGTAACTGCTGTTGTTACCGTTTTCATGCTGCAATATCCGTCCAGTTCGATGTTTGATTCGGGACTATTTCCGTCCAGTTTGCATTTTGATTTGGGATTATTTCCCCCCAAACTAGTACAGTATTTAGTTGTCCAGTTGCCTCTACACCTGTTGGGAAGGCAGTCGCACCTAGCTCTAGCGTTACATCTCCAACCGCACTGTTAGCTGCAACTCCCGTAACATTTACGTAAGTTATTGTTATTACAGTAGCCGTACCTAACGCGCTAGTACCTACAACCCCTGTAACACTTACATTAGCATCGGCGGTGACTGAAGTTGTACCTAACTCAGAGGTAGCTTCAACACCGTTGACGTTTGCATTAGCATCACCCGTCGCAGTTGCCGTACCCAGCGCCGTAGTTCCGGCTACACCGGTAATACTTACATTAGCCTCGGCGCTTACGGTTATAGTCCCAAGCTCTGCTGTAGCGGCTTGACCTAATACATCTACATTCCCATCAGCATTAGCAACAACATTACCTAGAGTTGTAGTGCCTTGAACACCCGTAAGACTAACGCTAACGCCGGTGGTTACAGATTCTTCCCCAAGAGACGTAGTGAGTTCGAAGGTGCCGTAGCTACCTTCTCCCCACGGGCCAAAACCCCACGGGCCTCGACCCCAACCCTCAAATACGACTCTTACGTCTGCCATACTAGGCTATCCGTATAATCGCGTTACTAGCATCCGCCGTTGGGAAAACAATGGTAAAGTCACCCGCAGAGGATGATTTGTCCGAACCGAAGTCCAGTACAGCAACTGCCTTATCAGACTGAGTGCTGTTATAGATCAACGCGCCTCTGGCGGTAATAGTCGATGAAGACCAAGTAGTATCCGCAAAGTCAGTAAACGCAGTTGTTCCAGAGCTTGTGGGGGCTACAGTAGTAAGAGTATTACCTCCTGCAACATACCCTGTTCCAGACGTTTCGTCAGACGTGCTATACGCCGTTGTGGTCGCATCTAAAGTAGCAGAGCTAGTGAACAGGGCAATTTTCATTGTATCCGCTGTTGTGCCAGCACGAGCCACTGTAGTACCAAAGGCGTGAATGCCATTAAGCATTTCAACCTTAAAAGAAGTACACATTGCCTGTGTAATTGCCATGATTATTACCTCATATTTTGCTAATAATTCGAGCCAAGTCAGCGTGGCCCTGTTTTGCTAACTCAGCGCAAATAGTTGTCCTATCTGAGCGAATCGCTTCTTTCATATAAAAAGTAATTAACTCTCTTATATGATCCTTAAACACCATCGCTTGTGCCTTGACCATTGGATCGGCTGTTTCACTAACAGAAATTAACTTCTCCATAGCCCGCTCTGCAAGCTCTTCTGGTGTATGTCCACGGTTGTTTGTGGTAAAAACTTTTATATCTGCACCAAGCTCATTGTTTGCTGTGTTACCTAACATTACGCTACCTTCCTTCTAACTTGACCAGAACGGTACGCATCTTGGCGCATCTTACCGCTACCAAGATTAGTCAACAGCGCAATAGACTGTGCATACATGTTATCGTACAAAGCGACCATATCAGGTTCACCTTTGAGGAACCTGATAGCTTCTACCAACGCACCATTTAGTAGGGCAGAGTCAAATTCATCCCCCAACCAAGTAGTACCGGCGGTAACAATGGACTCTGGATAGTAGCCATAGTGAAGCTCTACTACGTAGTTACTATCCGGTGTCGGCCCTAAGATAAATGCAGTATCGTCAAAGAACGCATAGTGTTTAGGGAGTCCAGTAGTGCTTGGGTTAGGATAGGCTTCACGAACAAAATTTACATCTTTATCAAGTAAGTATTGAAAATTACCGTCGTCATCCGTTACCGCTATAGAAAACACATATAACATATCTGTAGGGTATATCAGATATTTATTCCCAGAAGTCACGTTACCTGTCTGGTTTCGACGCAACTCAGGTATCTGTACAGTGTTATATATCTTCTGTTCCGCTTGTTCTGTAAACATAGCAAGCTGGTCATCTGTAAAAGTGTTCTCACAAATGTCTTGGATATTAGTTTTTAACTCGGTGTAGTTCACCAGAATTACCTCTTACGCCATAGGGCCACGGGCCATAGTGCCTTTAATAGCTGCTCCGTTACCACGAGTTTTAACACCCGAAGTTTTCATATTGATCGGCTGATTACAGCAATCAGCAACTTTATATACTTTAGGCTGGTTCGGCATTTTCTTTACTTTACTTATTTTCATCTTAATCACCTAATCTGTTGATACTGTTACAGTTCCTACGGCTCCAGAACCTTCTAAATTATCTGGAGTTAGTCCATCGTTACCATTTAATCCTACAGGGTTCCAACCCCATTGAATATCTCTACTAACTTCTAATTCGGCTGAATCTGGTCTTGGGTCACGCACAGCCTGTGGGTCTTCTACTACAAATTCACCCAAATGTAACTGTGGATGATCTGGGTTCCAACACTCAGGGCAAGCCTTTATATTTGTTTCCTTACCCTTTCGCACTAAATTATGCAGTTCACGTAAACGATACTGAAATCCACACACATCACATATCGCAATAGCATTAACAGCAGCACTATATCTAGCCATTACATAGCCCTAAACATACGTGGGACAAATCTTACCGAGGCTTTTTCTCTATCCTCTCCCGCTGCCAAATCAAACTGCCTTTCATATTCAGCCTGTAACATAGGTATCCTAGGCATTAATTCTGGGTCTTTTTGCGCTATATAATACGCCAACCCAGATACTAAACATGGTAAGAATCTGAAGTTCATATCTGCTGTTTCTGCACCCGCCCCAGCGTCTTCGATCCTACGCATACGCCAGTAAACAAGTGTGTAGTTGTTGCTGTCAGGTACAGGCCAAACAGTAACAGAGGGATTATCTCTACCGCGCTCAACCTTAAGTTGTATTGGGCGACCTTGTGATAGTTTATTGGGGATAGACGAGTATGTAGAAACACTTATTCTGGACATATTTAGATCAGATTGTGTACTTACACTACCTGCACCCGTTCTCACAACTTGTTCTAGTAAGTCAATGGTGTCAGCGGGTAGATTGTAAGTAGCTGTGCCTGAAGTAAGAGCTACACTGCCTTCTTCAATAGTCCACATATTTATGCCACGATTTTGCCATTCTATAGTCAGCAAATTCATAGACCGTCTGGCAGTACGTAAATCATAGCCAGAACGCATCTCTCTACCGGCACGTTCCCACGCTTCTTCTGCTATTTCAGTGAAGTCTGGATTAAATGCTGTAGTGCCTGATGTAGCCATTATTTCTTCTTCCTAGCTGTCTTTCGCTTTAGCGATTGCACTCTTCTTGGTTTGCCCGCTGGCTGCCCCAAGCGTTTTTTCTGACTTACTCTTGACTTCTTCTCTGCTGAAGTCATTTCAGAAGCTGTTTTAGGGGTCTTACTAGACACCCTCTTAGTGGGCCTACAATACGGCGTACCGCGTTTTTCACCCTTTTGACGCCCGCAAGCCTTCCCTGTCCGAACGTCCTTCCAGTCCTCTTTAAACCACCTTTTAAGGGCTGCACCCTTTTTGGTTTTACGAACCGCCACTGGCTTTCTTTTTCCTGCATTTAGCAATAGCGCCAGAAGCATAGGCAGACGGGAAAACTTTATACTGCGCCTTTACCTTACGATAACACGCATCTTTTACCGTACCGCCTTTTTTATAGTAGCGCTTCATCTAATACTTGTAGGTCGTTTACGGGCTATACCGTTACCCCGGCACATAACCTTACCGCCGTCGTTGTAGCCTTTAGCCTTGTGTTCCGAATCTTTCATCATAGAACCATCAGGCATTTTGTGATAACCGGTCATACCACCGCTTCTCATTCTTTTAGTACCGCAATTTGACATTTCTCCACCTCGATTAAATTTTCTACCTTCGTCAGCCTTTTCATAGTCTTTACCCACGCTCTGTGGGATTCCAACTTGTTTAGCAAACTTAGGGTTATTAGCTACAGCTACCATAAGATTATGCTGTTTTTTACTTTTACTCGGCATAGCCTACCACTTAACCTTATCGGCCCAGTACGCCGCACTCATCTTACCTTTCTTGATGTTGCGTCCGTGGCGGGCCTTGAAGGATTTACGCTTTGCTTTCATACGCGCAGATTCACCCTTCTTAGGTTTACCGGCGGTACTTGCGCCTTGCTCGCCAAAACGTATTATCTTCTTTTTCCCACCCTCACATGCTTTAACTACATGAGACTTTTTTGGGTGTGAAGGAGTACGCCTTGGCTTGTTGCAAGCCATAGCTTGTTTGTCGACCTTACCGCCAGCTTTATAATAGCGACGCATAAGAATCTCCTAGCTATAGAACACAGTCATTGCGGTTATATTGGTAGCAGTAGTCACATAGACATCATTGCTAAATCTAATCCCGTTATCAGGAATGTTTACTGAGTGGGAATCAGAAGCTAGAAAGTCTATGTCCAACAGAGTTTCCCCACCATTACCATTAGTAACAGTAAGTCTACCCGCTCCTGCGCTTGTAAGAACTTGTATCTGCCTTACACGCGCTGGGCCTACACCAAGAGAACCGGTACCTGTGACTCGCTTACTGGAAACATCAGAGCTTGACATAGGTTACTCCTTCGGCTTAGTAGCCTTAATTTTTGGGGTAGCTTTTTTCTTGGGTGTACCATCTGGATTTAACCCACGAGCTGCTAGTTCTTCAGCGCTTGGTTTTTTAAACCTATCACTCATAAGTCACCTCATTAAGCAGATGCAGTTGCGCCAGTATCTACACGAATCCAGTTAGAACCATCGGAAAATACAAGGTTACCTGTACCATTACCTGTAGTTTCAGAAGCCTTCAGGGCGTTTGACGCATACAGAACAGTACCCGCACCTGCCGAAGCTGCCGCTGGGAGTGCAGCTACAGTGTAGCTGGGGACTTTAATATCGCCGACAAAGCCATTAGTGCTTGTTACCGGCCCGGAAAAAGTAGTTGAAGCCATTAGAATTACCTCTTGCACAAGGTTTGGTTTCGTAGTCTGTGCAACGTCAGGCGGGCAAAAACCTGTCTACGAAACTAATTGGTGCCCAAAAATTTAGTGTATCTCAAAAGAAAGGGGGCGACAAGCGCCCCCTAGTACCTTTTATGCTCCTTCGGAGCCGAAGATACCTAATGGATCAGATACACCAAAGGAGTATCTTTCACGAGCTTTGTAGCGGCTGTTGCCGGTATCAAAGTCAGCATCCATAGAGGTCTGCATCGGAGTACGAACGAAGTGTTTCAGTCCGTTCGGTACGTCTGTCAGCAGGAACCAAGCATCTACATCTGTCAGGTAATGGTTGACAGTGTAACCTTCAGGAATCGCACCCATGTTGCGGATAGCGTTGATGTCGTTATCAGCAGTGGCTACGCGCCCTTCAGTTTCTAGCAGACGATCAGCAACGAACTGAAGATCAGCCGGGACAACCAATTTACGTGGTTTCGCAGCAATCAACAGACCGCGCTCATCTGTCCAACCAGCAATCTGAATGATAGCGGCTTCCAGAGAAGTTTCGTTCAGGTCAGCAGACACAGCAGGCTCGTTAGAGTTAGTACCACCAGACACCAAAGGATGGGCAGTAGAACAAAGTTCTACACCGTCACCGTAAGTGACGCTACTATCGAACGCACTGTTCAAAATAGCGGCGGCTTTAACCTGCTTGGTGTAAGCCATAGCGCGGGCCAGAGCTTTGGTATAACGAGAAGACAGTGAATCGTACAGGTTGTCTTCAATCGCTTCTTCAGTGATTGAAAAGCCCATAGAAACAGTCTCGTGGTTGTACCTTGCAGTCCACGCTTCCTGAGCGTTGTCATAAGCAATGGCAGAGCCTTCGTTCTTGACGGGGGCGGCTGCAAAGCCTGACAACTTAGTTTCTTCTTCAAAAGAACGATCAGAAGATTCTGTTTCAAAAATCTCTGCGTGTTCTTCACCATATTTCTGATACTCAAGGCCGAACAAGGCGTTTAGGCCCGGTAAGAGTTCCTTGAGCAGTTGTGCTCTTGATATAGCCATGTGTCAGTTACTCCTTAGACGCCAGTGTTCATCGTAACACGATGAGCGCCGGTGGTGAATTTAACCAGAACGTCCGGGTACGTATCATCGGTAGCTGATACGAAGTCCATAATCAACAGGCCACCAACGGTAGTTTGTACTGTAGCATCAAGTGCCATAGTAGAGTTACCGGTAGCTGTATTGCCTGAAGTAAGGGCGTTCTGAGCGGCGGGAAAGCCGGTAATAGTGCCAAGATCGTCCTGACCACTAACACCGTCAAGCTGCGCCTGAAACAGTACGTTAGGATCGTCAACGATGTAAGCTACTGCATTCACTGCGCCAGAAGGGTAGTACTGAGAGTGTACTGTCTGACCCTGATCGTTTACGTATTCACAACCAACAAATACACCAGCGGCTCCAATAGAGGAACCACCAAAGTTATTGGTTGTAATGTCTTTACCAGTACCATCGGCAAGCTCGATATAACCAGCAGCAGTTAGCTGCACAATCGAACCATTGAAGATGTTATTGGCGACCCCAGCAGGGTCAATTTTGTAGTGGGTTACGGCTCCCGCATAGGGAAGACCGTCAGCCCGCTTAACGGGCTTTAGCCCGTAGGGTGTAGCTGAAGATGCCATGATAGACTCCTAATAGATTAACCTTTTCCGAAAGTCACCTTAGAGCGCCTGTCATTAAATATAGGCATTCTAGGATCACTTTCTCGCATCAAGTTGTTGTCGACAGAGTGCATCTGGTTACGAGACTGCTCTCGATAATATCCATTACGTTCGTCGACAAGTTCTTGTGGAGCTTTGCAAAGCATCAAACCACCTATAACTACATTGTCCTTGAAGCGGTCATTTTCGACTACTGCAAGTTCAATTTCAGGGTGATCTGAAGCCTTAACTGGCTCCCATCCTTGTCTTAATTTAGAGGTCACATTGGTGGGATCAGCATTTCCACGAGTAGATACACGCACCCATTTGAAACTCCACCCGTCCTGCGAATCAGGGGTCGGCAATGTTTCTGGCCTACTCCACGATCTTTTACGGGTTTTCTTCTCACGAGATTCTAACTCTCTGTTAATTCTGTTCTCAGCCATTATGTGTTCCTCAATAGTTGTGCAACCTGTTTGGCGTATACATCCAAAGGTACGTTAAGACGTTTCGCGATAGCAATTTGTGATTGAGTAAGTCGCACCTTGTTAGGTGAAGTGCTCCGCGTAGCGGGGGCAACCACGTTGCTAGATTTCTTCTTTGGTTCCTCTGGTTCATCTATCCCGTCATCAAATTGATCTGGGAATACATTTCGCATACGAGAATTTATCTTCTCGTAGTAATCGTCAGATTGGGGGTCAACCCCCTCTTTGACTAGTTTATTATGGTACCCCAACGCGAAAGCGGTCATTTCATCGTCAGAACCGAACCACGGATTTTCATCTCTCCATGCTTCAGCCTTTTCATCCCGCGTAATTTGCGGCGTTGAAGGTGCCTCTACTTGTTGTTGTACCGTATTATAGCTACGTTGTAAAGGGGTTTCTTCCTCTATTGCAGGTTCTTTAAAGGTATTAACCTTCTCCATACGTATTTGTGCAGTATTTAGTAGCTGTTGTGCTTCCACAATAGCGTCTGTTTCTCCTGCTTCGTACGCATCTCTATAGGCACGTTTAGCGGCATTAAGTTCTGCTTCTACCTGCCGTTTAGCAGATTGAATTAAAGCAGCTTGGTTTTTAGTGCTTGATTGTTTTAACTGTTTATTTTCTTCAATTAACTGTTTAGCGTACGCTTCTGCGGCTTCACGCTCACGTAGTGCTTGTTCTTTAGCCCTACGCTCGTCATGGTACCCTTTACTAAAATGATTAATACGCTTTTTAACCTTTTCAGAGTAATTCTCTAACTCCTCATCGGTTACTTCTTCAGGAGGTTTTGACGGTTTGCGCCCCTTATCTTTCTCGGGAGTATCGTCTTCGATCTCAATTTCTACCTCTCCAGCTTCTATTTTTGTATCTTCTGCGCCATTTTTAACAGATTTGGGCTTCTGTTGGATGTCATCGCGCCCAACAGCAGGTTCAACCTCTATACTAGTGTTAACCTCTTCCTCGGCAGTTATTTCTATTTCTGTAAGAGATTCATCCTTTTCGTTGGGGAATTCATACTCTACTTGTTGCATAGCCATAATTTATACCTCACGCACGAGTAATTTTACTCGGATCATCAACAACGGCTTCTACGGAATCGTCGTTTATTAGACGGTATTCCTGTCTGCCGACCTTAAATCGCGTACCACTATTAGCACGGAACATCACGTAATCACCCTGTTTGCACCACGGGCCAGTTGGGAAACGCTCTGTATCTGCATACGCTTGATCCCCCACGTCTAGTACCACACCAATCATAGACAAGATATACTCATCCCTCATGGTCTGTTCTGACTTCAAAAGCCCACTTTCACCGTAGGTTTCATCAATACTCGGTAGAGCTATCAGAACCCTATACCCGACAGGTTTTGGTATTTGCTCGTTTAAAACCACTTCCTGTGCTTTATCGTCCTCTATCTTTTGTTTACGCTTCTTTTCTAACGCAGTCATTTCAGTCATCGTCATCATCCATATAGTTTCGCGAGAGGTCTTCAATTTCACGTATTGCGGAGGTTAGACC